GCCCCACGTGGGGCCCCCTGGCGCAAGCCGGATTTGAACTCCTACTTACCCGTTAGTTGAGTATGACACTTACACCATTTGACAATCGGGCCAATGTTGCTGGGTCCGCGACTACTTCATCGGGGACTACAACAACTACTGGAAAACGAGGGTCTTATGGAAGTTTGGTGTCTTTTGGCAATCCACGCCCTTATCGTTCTGGCGCTAGTTTCAACAGCACCATAAACGATGAGTCTGACTGGTTCCTTTCGGGTGATACTGCACCTGGGTTTCCGTTTAATACGCATTATGCGAATTATCGGTACACTGGTGTATCTCATCCTGGGGTTTCAGCCCCGTCGGGTTTGTCTGTCGCCGATTTGCTCTCTAGGAGTAATCCTAGTCAGCCGATCGTCGACGTTCCTGTTGCTCTTGCAGAACTCAGGGAACTCCCTGATCTCTTCAGGATAGCAGGTCGAACGATTGCTCAGAAGATAGCTAGTGGAAATCTGAACTACCAGTTCGGATGGAAACCGCTGTTGGGTGACCTAGGAAATCTCCTAGGTGTCCAAGCATCGATCGACAAACGCGTCGCTCACCTTTCTCGTCTCCATGAGAATGGTGGAGGCTCATATAAAGCAGACGTTGGCACAAATACGTTGCCTGGCACAAAGACTCTCTGGGCTTTTCCGCCTGGAGGGGGTACTATGTGGGTCAGGCATACGGGTTTCTGCCGTCGGTGGATTTCTGTATCTTGGATCCCTTCTTACGATCCTCGTACGGAAATGCCGGATCTAAATCAAATTCGTCAACAGGCCTTTCGATCTGTTCTCGGTTTGACTGTCGATCTGTCTACTGCGTGGGAACTGCTCCCGTGGTCGTGGTTAGTCGACTGGTTTTCTAACCTAGGCAACATCCTTGCTGCCAGGCGAAACTTGGTCGGCTTCGTCCCGGGGGCTTGCTATACTATGACGCATACTGAACGTCATTCCAATTTTACATTGGAAGGTAGTTCAGTATTGACGCATACGTACCCGTATCTGCACCAAGTGGTGAAGGAGCGTGTACCTACCTCGTCGTCTAGTATCTCAGCTAACGTGCCGTTCCTAAGTGGACGGCAACTCGGTATACTTGCATCGCTTGCAGTCGCAAGGCGATGACCTCCTACAACGGGAACGTCGTGAGACGCCCCCATGGAACGCCGTGAGGCGCCCCGAAAGGAAATCATGCTCGCAGATCCGCAGACC